CTCGCTGTCGAGAAGACGGTGGAGGTGCTTCGGGACCAGATGATTCACCGCGAGTGGTTGGACGAACGGTTTTCTGGTCTCCGGCAGGCCATCGCAGCTGGTGCGCACAGCGACGAGACAGCCATCGCCGCCATTCGTGACGACATCGGCGAGATGAAGGCCCGTGACAAGGCGCGCCGCAACGCCGTCTATGCGGCCGTGGTCGGCTCCGTCGTGTCGCTGGTGGTCGCGATGGTCACGGCGGGGGTGTTGGCGTGAACCGCGAGACGAAGTTCCTGCGTGGCGGTGTCATCCTCATCGTCATACTCACGGTCGCGCTCCTCGTCACGGCGATGATCGGGGTACAGGCCACGCTGACCAACCGGGAGCGTGACGCAGCCCGCACGGAGCTTGTCCTCGACGGGCTCCAAGAGGTCGCAGGCCGCATGGATGGTCGGGCGGAAGAGGTAGGCCAGACGCAGAAGGCGGCCGACAAGGCGCAGGCCGAGTTCTCCGCCAAGCTCGACCTGCTGCTAGAGCTCCACGGCCGGACGCTCGAACCGTTCGACACGGCCAACGACACCGGCGGCTGACGTACCATCCCCGTAGCCGCCCACATCAGGAGCCACCATGCCGTACGACCGATGGGGCCAGACGACCGTCACGGCCGAAGCACTCACCGGGGCCGTGACCACCGACGTCGCACTGGCTGCGGCCGAGGAAGAGGTCGTCGACGAACTCGGGTGGCGCCCGGACCCCGACGGTTTCGGTGACGCCGACCCTGCGGCTGCCAACCATGACGTGCGGGTTGTTGCACTCGGTCGGGCTATCGCGTGGCAGGCTGCACACCGTGCCGCGACGGCGGCGACCGCGTCTGACGGTGATACGGCGGTGGAGTCGGAGTCGATCGACAACTACTCGGTGACCTACCGGGACGGCAAGGGTCCGGCGTCGGCGAGGCTGACGTCTGCCCGCACGGCGACGTTGTTGGCGCGTGGCGGCTGGTATGCCCCGGTCCGCTCGGCTAGGACCCACACGTCACCAAGCTAACCCGCGTAACCTGTCGGTGGACGCGCAGACCTTGGTGGTGTACGTTTCGGATAGACGCGCAAGCGGCGCGCCCAACCGAGGAGACCACCATGCCAGACCAACCCGCACACGTTGCCGTCAACATCCACCCCAACGCACACACCGCAGACGCCTACCCGTCCCGCGTGTTCGAGTCCTACGGCACCCTCCTCGGGTCGGTGTCGCCCAATGACACGACTGTCATTCTTGGCACACCCGAAGCCATGTACGCACTCGGTGCTGCGTTGCAGTCGATCGCACGCAAGACCGAGGGACAGCGCCGCGAGGAGGCCGCAGCATGACTACCCACACTCTGATCGCTGGCATCCATGAGGACGGCGAGCTCGAGCTGTTTATCGTGTGCCTCAACGACCCCGACGACGTACGACGAGACTGCCGGCACGGCACTGACGCCCCCGACTGCCCCGACGTGGCGTACATGGCTCCCGAGGGGCTCGCCTCACTGCTGTCCGAGGGTTGGGAGCCCGTCTGCGGCGGATGGTTCTCGGAAGGCGAGCACATCCACGCCTACACCTCGACCCAAACGACCGAACATGTGTGCGGCGTGATCGCATGGCAGGGCTACACCGGCGAACCGCCATTCCTTGAGGAGGCCGTCGACCTCCCGAGTGGCTTCACCGTTCGCTGGCAGGAGGAAGGCCCGATCCTCGTACCGGTGCCAGACGCTGACCCAGCATCCCAGGAGGTCGCAGCATGAGCGTTCACTACACCGAGGAATGCGTTCACTACACCGAGGAATGCCAGTACGGCACCCAACACAGAGCCTGCCGATGCCCGGCCCAGAACAAGACCATCCGCAAGGTGAACTGCCTGTCCCCTGAGCGGTGCAACCCGCCCACAGAAGCCCCCGATGAGCCGCTGGCGGTCACGCCCACGGACGCCACCCTGCACGACCTCGTGAGCCTGACCGGCGCGTGGCACCGCCGCACGTGGGGCGCACCCGACCGCGTGTTCTTCGCCGCCAAACTGGCCGAGGAAGTCGGCGAGGTTGCCGAAGCTGCGGTGAAGCAGGCACAGGACCACCCAAAGGCCGCCAAGCTGGACTTCGGCTCCGAGCTTGCGGACGTCGTCATCGTGGCGATGTCCGCTGCTTCGATCCACGGCATCGACCTTGCGCTCCTCGTTCAGAACCGGGTTACGAAGTTGGTACACGAGGCGGCGAAGGCGCATGAGCTCCTCTAAGCGCCGCCGGTCGCCGGACGTGTAAGCGGGTCGGACCGGCGCCCCGACGGTACGTGGCCTGCCGTGGACGCCGTGCACGTAACCTGCCCGCATGGCAACCACACCCACGGTCCCCGGACGGCCACTCACCCAAGGCGCACTCGTCTCCATCGACGAGAGCGTCGCCGCCACCATGCGCGCCTTCGACCGCGCCGACGCCGAACTACGACGCGAAATAGAACGACTCGTCCGCATCATCGCACTCGACCCCACCTCAACCAAACGGTACCGAGAACAGCAAGCCCGACGGCTAATGACCCGCATCGGTGTCCTCCGTGCCGAACTCCTCGGACAAACAACCCTGTTCGCAGAGGAATCCCTCGGCCGAATCTACGCCGCCGGCATGGTGCGCGCCGACGCCGTGTCCGCCGCAGGGGGCCGTGCCGCCTTGGGCCAACCGTCGTTCACACTTATCCACAGGCAAGCGCTTGAGGTCATGGCCATCGACGCCTACAACGACCTGGCTGCCGCAACCGAGTTCATGGCACCGTCTGCCAAGCGCACGATCCGGGAGGCCACGAAGGCCCGGAGCCTGATTGCAGCGTCGACTGGTGAAGGTGTGCCGGGTTCGTCACGCAAGCTGGTCGCTGATTTGCAACGGCGCGGGGTGTCCGGGTTTGTCGACGCTGCTGGGCGCAACTGGCGACTCTCGACGTACGCCGACATGGTCATCCGCACCAAGTCTGCGATGGCCTACTCGACAGGGACGATCCTGCGGTCGGCGGAGACGGGCACGGACGTCCTCGAGATTTTGGATGGTGTCCCGTCGGGCCACGCAGAGTGCGAAGCGTTCAACGGGACGACGTGCGACGCGTCGTGGGGACTGGCCAATCCACTAGCCCACCCCAACTGTGTCAGGTCATTTGGGCCCATGCCGTTGCATCGCGGTGCAGTTCAGCATACCACCGGTGGGAACGTGACCGACACTGTCGCCCGTGAACGTGCCGACCGGACGCTGCCCGACGGTCTCGTCGTACGCCCGCCCGACCTGTGACCGTCGTAACGCCTACCATCGCCGGTGTCGAACAGGAGGCCCCGTGAGCTTCGCACCGCTACTGGCATCCCAACCGTCGGCCACCGTCGTGAACGTCAACGACGAGGTCGTCGTCGACGGCATCCTGGGCGTCGGCGAAACCGTCGTCGCAACCGGTGTGCCCATGTGGGTCACGGACCGCAACCCGGCCGACGTCGAGCTGGACGAGGCCGGTGCCCCGATCATCTCCGCCCATGCCACGGTCGGCGCCGACGTCACGTTGGAGGTCGGGTGGGAACTGCGGCTGGAAGACGGCCGGACGTATGTCGTGACGGGGTGGCCGGTCCACGGCAACACCCCGCGCGGCATCCATCACCGCAGGTGGCCATGCAGGCGGACCGCATGACGTTCCTCGACCCACCCATGCGACCCGCAAAGGTCTTTGAACGCGACGCACACCGGGACGCTGCCGCAGCAATCGTCGCGACCGTCAACGTCGCGTTCGATCGGCACGCAACCCCACACGACGCTGCTGCGATCGCAGGCCTCTACACCGACGCCGACCACTTCGGCCCTCTCGATGTTGTCGCCGGGGCGTCCGTCATCGTCGCGAAGCTCCTGAGCGACGAGCACACGGTGTGGCATGTGGACCCGAGGGTCACGATTGCACGGATGGGCCAGTGGGTCGCGGCAGACGAGGTCGCAACATGAGCCGCAAAGCCATCGGTGGGAAGGTCGAGGGTCTCGAACGGTCGCGTCGGGCCCTTGAGAAGATCATCCGGGCGGAGCAGGCTGCGGCACCGAAGGCCTTGGAGCTCATCGGTCAGCAGGCAACGACCGAGGTCAAACGTCGGGCGCCGGTGGCGGCGGTCAAGGGTGGGACGCTGCGCCGGTCGTACGGGTGGGAAACCGGTCGTGACGGTCGCAAGGCGTGGGTCGAGGTGGGCTCAAACGTCGAATACGCCCCGTACCAAGAGTTCGGGACTTCCCGCCAGCAAGGGACGCCCCACCTGCGTCCCGGCATCGACGCAGTGGTACCCCTCGTCGGCCGTCTCGTAGCCGAGTCAGTCGGCCGCGCAGGCCGCGGCGCGTCGTTCGGCGGCTCTCTCGCCAAGACCGCGTCTACGCTTAAGGCTCTCGCTCGAGGAGTGGACCTGTGACCGTGACCCTGCCGCGTGACCTGCTCGCTGCTGTGGCCGTACAAGTCTTGGCGTCGACAGCCATCAGGACCGTGGTCGACCGTGCGCCTGTCGAGTGGCGCACCGACGGCTCCGCGTACTGCACGGTCACCCAGGTCTCTGAGATTGCGCCGTCACTCGTCGGCGACGGGGGCGCGTTGGCCGACCGGTCGTCGGTGCAGGTGTCGTTGTGGGAGACCCGCGCCGACGAGACACCTGCACGGATTGCGGCGGTCGTGGCCGCGGTCGATGGTGTTGCGTTGCAAGGTCACGGCATGTTCGGCCGTGTCGCCGGGATCGTGCGTATCCCGGACCCGGACACCGACCTCATCCAACACGCGGCGACGGTGCGTTACCCTCTGCCCAGATGACAGGAAGGCCGACCGTGATCCAGATGCGCAACGTGTCCGAGACGCGCCGTGATGTGCGTCGTGCCACGAAGCGGTATGTGGCCGAGCCGGGCGAGGTTGTGCAGGTGTGGCCTGTCGACCGTGACGTCCTGACGTTCAACGGCTTCGCTGTCGTCACAGACCGTGTCGTTGACGACACGCCGACGCTTGGCTTCGACGCCGGCGACGGTCTCGACGACCTGACCGTCGCCGAACTTCGTGACGTAGCCTCCGACCGCGACCTACCCGGTCGTGCCAACCTCAACCGCGGCGAGCTCCTCGCCGCTCTCCGCGACACAGAGGAATAGCTCATGGACCGCTCGATCGTATTCAGCGTGCACGACCTCAAGCTCTACCCCATCACCGACCCCGGTGACGCGTCGACCGACCCGACCTACGGCACCGCGGTCGACGTCCCGGGCGTGTCCGAGGTCACCCTCGAATCGTCCATCACCGAGGAGATGTTGCGTGGTGACGGACGCATCATCGACTCGCGCAGCGTCCTCGACTCGCTGTCCCTGTCGTTCACCTACGGCAAGTTGGACCCTGCCGTGTTGGCTGTCCTCGATGGCGGCACTGCCGAGACCGGTTCGGGCCCGTCGCTCGGGACCACCCGGTATGTGCGGACCGGGGCCGACATCATCCCGTCGTTCGGCTTCGCCGCGTTGGTGTCCGAGGTCGACTCGCCCGGTGGTGCCGCCAAGATTTACGGGTACAACTCGAAGATCAACGGCGGTTCCCTCTTCGGGGCGTCGGACAACAGCTACAACGAACCGTCGTTTGACGCGATGGTCATCCCCCTCGTCGTCGACCCCAACCCGCTTTTCGCGATTGACCTTGAGGACACGGGCACGGCACTCCCCGCCGACGGCACCGGACTCATCGCGACGTACGCCGCGCTGCCGGCGGCCTAACCGACGTTGCACGGTAGGTGCGCCTCTGGGGTCTATCCTCGGGGGCGCACCCATTCGAGGAGACCCGCATGTCACGTCCACCGTCACCCACCGGCAACCGATCGGTGGTGTTTGCCGGGGCGCCGTACACGTTCCCCGACCCGGTCGGCGACACCCGCATCTTGTACGACAACGACGCGTTGGAGTGGATCGAGGAGGCGTTGGAGCCAGAGTTGGACAAGCTCAACGCCCGGGTGGCTGCGGGCAACGGGCCGCGCGACGACAAGGGCACCCGGGTCCGGTTCGAGCTCGACTCCGTGTTCGACGCGCTGGGGCACCTGTCGTCCCGTCGGATGGCACAGACCACCAACGTCCTCGTCGTCGCCGGGTTGGCGCACAGGTATGACGGCGACGTTTCGACGCGCACTGCGGCGGCCCGTGCCGATGTGGGGTCGTGGCCGCCGGCACTGTGGCAGGAAGAGGAGTTGGCGTCCGCGATCCAGCGGGCGTTGGCGACGGCGTTCGGTCAGGACGTCGACACCCCGACAGCGGCCCCTCCCGCGGCTCCGCTGCCACCGCCGATGGCGGACGCCGCAGGGGCCTCCGCATCCGATGGGACGATCTCCTCGCCGTCTGGACCGCCCCCCTTGACGCAGGCGGGCTGAGTCAACCGGCGGCCGACTTCGGTCGTGCGTGGCCTGGCCTGATTTACGTGATGGCAGATGCG